CCAGTCAATGCTGTAATTGTCGCCGGATGCCGTGCCTAGCTGGATCTCAATGGCCGTGATGGTGTTGCCGGTGTACAGCGTCTGGGCCGACAGGTCCCAATCCACCTCGACATATTCGCTGCTCACCAATGACGGCTCACTGACCGTCAGCACATCCGATCCACCGGAGTAGTAATAGCGCAAGGTGCCGGTCCAGCCGCTGCCGCCCGTGCGCTTGACGCGGAGACGCACCAGCGGATAAGCGCTGCCATCGACCGCGATAGTGGCGGTTTTGAACTTGGGATTGCTGCCCGTGGCAGTGACCGCCAAAAAGCCGCCAGAGACGGCCAGCGAGGCACTGGTGCCGGTCCAGCCGGTGATTTCAGACGATTGGTCGAAGTAATAGATGATCTTGCTGTCAAACTGGCCATTGCCAACCGAGACTTCACTGATCTGCTGAACCAGCGTGTCATATTGGCTGGCAAGCCGCGCATTCACCGACCCCGGCACCAGGGACGATGCGTCGATCAGGTCAATGCGGTCTGATAGGCCGCCAAACAGCTTGTCCTGGACAATGCTGCCGTCGCCGATCTCACCGCCCGACAGGCCATTGCCCCACGGGCTGTAGAAGGTGCTGGCCGTGTCGTAAGGCCCGATCTTCTCTTCCAGCATCAGCGCATCGATGTCGAGGCTGGTGCTGTTGTTCGTGAGGCTGACGCCCAATTGCCCGAAGGCGGACGTGTCACTCGACAAGTCCAGCACACCGGAGACGCGCACCCAGCCAGACGACGATGCGCCCGACGTCAGTGTGACGCTGTGTGTGGTTCCACCTTGCGTCTTGAGTCGCAATGACAGGCTGACCGCCGCATTGGTCAGCGGTCTGACATACGCCGAGACGATCCACTTTGATGACGGGGCCAGCGCGATGTTGAAATCCGATCCACTCGCGGCCAGCCAGACGGCGCCGCCAGCCGAGGTGGTGGTGAGTCGAACGCCATACTGCCCGTGATAGGTCGCCGCTGCCGTGCGGCTGACCGTCATGCCGCTGGTATAGGTCGGCGGCATCGCCCCGGCCCACTCAAAGCTGCTGTAATCGTTCGGCAGAATGTTGACGCCCGATCCGGCGTTGGTATCCCGGCCTGGGACTTCGGCGCCTGCCAGTTCTGAGGGGTGCCACGCGGAGGTGAAGGTGCCTTTGTCCAGATTGCGCCACCAGGTGACGCGGTTGGCAATGGTGTCGGTCGGCTGCGCGGCAATCAGCACCCAGCCGCTGCCGGGATTGCTGGCGAACTCCCCGACAAACTGGGTGGCGGTTTGGCGATACAGAGCCATTACAGCACCTCCCCAATCTCGAAGCCGACTGAGTGCCGGTCAAGGTATGGCCATTCAATCGCGTTTAGCGTCCTGAAGCGCCCAAGGAACCAGCACTGGTCGGGAAACTGCGTGTCAGGGTCGAAGATGGCATACACCTCTTTCTCCACGTCCTGCTCACGTAGGATGCTGAGATAAACCCCATGCGCCTCGGCCTGCGTTAGCCAGGACCATTGCCCGGTGACGATGCGGCGATTCGGGCGGCTGTCGAAATACTCAGGACCCGCCAAGGCCTCCATCACAGCCGTCTTGGATTCGACGCCGATGCTCATACCCCAATCGGTGCAGACTTCTGGCTCAAACTTCCAGCCGATAAAGACCCGGCCCAGTTCGATATAGCCATCCGGGTTGCCGCTGTCATCGATCACGATCTTCCAATAGCGGGCCGCGACCGGGGTGAAGGCATGGGCGAACTCGCCGCCCGGATACACCGACAGTTCCGTCGAGTCATAGGCTAACTCGGTCAGCCCCGCGTTTTCATAACCGAGGATTTGCACCGTGCCGTTGCTGCTGATGTTGTGCCGAATCAAGGCCACCACGCCGATGGTTTGGTTTTCGCCGGTATCAATCACCATCGTGCTGCTGGTGGCCAAGTCATCGGTAGACCGCGCCCGCTGATACAGATAGCGGGTCTTGATGTTGATCAGTGGGTAGGCCGTTTCCCAACTGCCGCCCGAGACGGGCGCATCATCGACTTGGTTTGCGTATCCTAAGATAAAAGCCATGCTATCCCCACAAAGTCAGGTCGATGGTATTGGTCTGATAGTCCACACCCACGCGGGTGACGGTCATCAGGCGCCCGGTGCCGTAACCCAAGCGTGTCGAGGCGAGATTGACGACGGCACCCAGATCAAGCGAGGTGTAATACTGTTGCGGATTGGCCAGCGTGATGTTGACGACATCGCGGCGAACCGCGTACAGGTTCAAGCGTCGGGCCGCTTCAGCCTGGGCGATGCTGATGCCGTTCAGCGCCGTGTCATAGGTGATCTCATCGGCCAACAGTCGAGTGGTTTTGACGGTGGCGTTTTCGGCCTTCTGTTCGCGGCTGGCTTCCTTCAGCCACGCCGCACGCGCTTCCGTGACGACACCCGCCAGCCCGTTCTTGTCTTGCACGGCATGGTTCACGTCCGCCGTCACTTTCACCGACCAGAACGGCAACTGCGTCTCTGGCTGGCGCTCGGCATCAATGATGAGGTCATCGGTCAGCGTAGCGACAGGTGACCCGGTTGGCGCTTCAAAGCGGGCCACGCGGAACCGGCCCAAGGCATCAAAGCCCCACCAGGCCCCGACGCTGGCGCAGATGCGATCCAGCAGGCTGGCCGTCGTCTCTTCGCCTTCCACCACGATGCCGATGGAACCGGCGTTCTTCTGGTTGAGGAGAGTAAAGTCGCCGGATACCCAGTTCGTCACCCCCTTCTCGGTGAGGATGCGCTGAATCAGTCCCGCTGCGGTGTTCTGGAGGTGGTCCCATTTCTCGACCACACTGACAGACAGCGTGTTGATAGGCGTGGACCCCAACCGTATCAGCCCCAGCGGGGGAAACGCCCGCCACTGGCCTGCGGGTGGGTCAAAGGCGTAGAGGTCCGACAGGCTGAGATAGTCGCTGGCCTTCGTCAGATACGCGCCCCCGTCAAACACATTCAGCACGGCATCCACCGCCTGCTCGTTGACTTGATAAATCAGCTGGCTGGTGTTGACCAGCACCGGCTGCATCAGCGCGATGCGGCCAAAGAGGCGCGGCTTGATCTGATCCTTGATGTCATCCGGCGTGCCTTCCACGCCCAGAGGCAAGGCGTTGTTTCCGGCGTATTTCACCGTCGCAAAAGGCTGGTCTAGGGTGATGGCCTTGTCGCGCAGGCGAAAGCTCAGACGATCCTTTTCAATGCCCAGCGTTTCAATGGTTGCCACCAGAATGGTCTGGAAGCTCGCATACGTGCCGTCACGGTCGCCCCATTTCAGCGTCAGGGTGCGTCCGTCGAAGAAATCCTCTCCCAACGCGGCTATGGCGTTGTCGGGATTCAGAAGCGTCAGTTCCCCGAACGACTGCCCGGTGCGGCCTGAAATGCCCGACATGGACCGGCTAAAGGTCGCCGGATTCTCCATGCGCGGCGTGTAGAAATCCCCCGCCTTGTCGAAACCCGACCCAGAGGCAAACAGCCAGGTCTTGATCGTCTCTGTCGCCGGGTCATACGCCTCGATCTCCGCGAGGAAGATGTGCGTGAAGCGGCGGACAAAGTACGCCACATCTGCCGGTGCTTGTTCCAGCAGAATGCGGTCGCCATTCTCGGTCAGCAGCCGGTCGCCGGTCTCAAGAAGGAGGTAAAAGGACATCGTTTACAGTCCCAATTCCGCCCGTTGCGCCCGACCCCATTGCCGGCATTCCTCCACCCAGACGCCGAAGGCGATCACCTCGGCTTCCTCGCCGTCCTGATATTCATACAGCCCATTGGCCACACCGGTAGCGATGCGGTTCAGGAACAGCTCCTCATCCAGCGGATAGCGTTCGCGGATACGGGCAATGACCCGCTCGGCAATCAACCGGGCATGCGGTGACGCGCCCAGAATCTGATAACGCAGTTCCTCGGTGACGGTGACCGGGTCGACGATGCTGTCGGCAATTTCTTCTGGCTGGTTTTCCGGCAAGGCCGCGCCATCCGGCAAGCTGACATAGGTCACGCCTTCAAGCGTGCATAGCTCGGTGCCGATGCGCTCCAGCCGCTCTCCTTCAGGCAGGCGCAGCTCGACGGTACGTAGGGCGTCGATAAATTTCTGGTAGCTGACGATAGAGGGCATGATGGTGGTCCCTGAGTGAAGTGATTAAATGGCTGAGGCTCCACGTGCGGCGAGCATGGCCAAGGATGGAGATGATTGATTCGAGCTTGCCCCGCGTGGCGGCGCGAGCAAACTTGAACAGGCTATGCTTGCGGATAAACCGCTTGCTGGCCCAGGTGCGATAGCCCACAAAGTTAATGCCGCGCTGTCTGGGTGCCCGCGTGAATTTGGATAACTCAAGACGCAGCTCATCGTGCAGAAAATCCACGATGCGGTCTTTGTATTCGGTGGCTTGCGCGGGGGTCAGGTCAAACAGAATGAAGTCGTCGACATAGCGGCAATAGCGCGTCACCTTCAATTCGCGTTTGATGAAATGGTCGAGTGGGCTGAGATAGATCAGCGCGTAAAGCTGGCTCAGCAAATTGCCAATCGGGATGCCCACCGGCTCACCATGATCGGCAAACACCATCAGCAAATCCACGAAACGCTGATCCTTGATCTTGCGTTCAAGCTGCTGCCGGAGAATAGCCCGGTCAATGCGATAAAAGAACTTCCGAATATCCAGCTTCAAGGTGTAGGAATCAGGCCGCGAAGCGCGTAATGCCCGCTGGGCATAGTCCGCTGCCTTGTGCGTGCCATAGCCGACCCGACAGGCGTAGGACTGCTCGATCATCGTCGGGTTAAAGATCGGATCAATCACCCGATAAATGGCGTGTTGGACCACCAGATCAGCAAAGGCCGGTGCGTATATCTGGCGCTGCTTGGGTTCGTACACCATGAAAGTGTGGTACGGCTGAGGCTGGTAGCTGCCGTCCTGCAATGCTTGATGAAGCGCATCCAAATGGCTGGACAAGCGGCGGGTAAATTCAAAGCAGCCGCGCTTTCCCGCCTTGTGTCGAGCCGCGTCATGGTAAGCCGCCAGCAGGTTTTCGTAGCTGAAGGCTCGCTCGTAAAGAAAACCGTGTCGTTTCATGCCGCCCGACCTTCGAGGCGCATGGCCCTACCAGAAGAGCGGATGAAGATGGATTTCGCGCCCGGTTGCCCGGAGCGCCAGAAAGCGCCTCCCTTGGTTCCACCTTTCCGTTGCCGGATACGAAGTGATCCCGAGTCCGCCCGGCCGCCCACATTGTTGTTCGCGTTACTCCGGACATTGTTGAGATTCAACGCCCACACCCCTGCATTCGAACTGTTGTTCCAATTCGCGCTGACAATCGGGCACATGTTAAGAC